CTATTTGGGCAGATGTATCATCTGAAATAGTAAAATTAGGTTCAACAAGTTTTACATCTGGTACACCAAGTTCAGTAAATCTTGATGTTACTTTTGATGATAGCACATATTTTAAATATGAATTGCACGGATTTTTTACAAAAGATGGAACTACTGGTGCAGGACCGAGAATAAGAGTTAGACAAGCTGGAATTACTAGGTCAGATAGTTCATACGACTATATGATGGATTATGCTTACAGAAACTTAGCCAATAATTCTATGTCAAATAGTTATGGAGCATCTGAAGATTATGACCATGGTAGAATGTATGATTGGAGTTTTCATGGAGAAGATTATCCAGTTTTCTTTAAAATAACTACTATGGCAGAAATGCAAAACACATCAAAACATAAAACATTCCAAACAGAAGCTACTGGATATAGACATAGCGGAGATGATTATATGATTACACCAAATATAGGTTTCGTTGGTTATGAGGGAAATACAAATGCTATAACTGGAATGAACTTTTTTTCAGAATCAGGTAATTTTAAAACTGGACACTTAGTCTGGTATGGATTTAAAAGATAAGGAGTAAATATGACAAAGATATTAGATAATAATAAATTAAGAGATATGACAGCAGACGAGGAAGTACAACTTAAAAAAGACCAAGATAATGCTAAATTAGAAAAAACTCCTATACAAAGAATAGAAGAACAAGAAGAACTAAAAGCTAGTGCTAAAGCTAAACTTATAGCAGGTGAAGCTCTGACACAAGAAGAAGCAGATACAATAGTATTATAATTATGGATAAAATAAAAAAGAAAATCTGTGAAGTAATTTGTAGAATTTTTAACATTGTGCCTTGTATGTGTAATCATCAATGCGAATGTAAAAATCAAAATGAAAAAAATGGATAATGAAAGAAATCTACAAGTTGAAGTAGAAAGAATAAAAGGCGATATAAAGTTAATCCAATATTCCATAAAAACAATAGAAACAAATCATTTAGCACATATTCAAAAATCAATACAAAATATCAATCGAATTCTTTGGACAGTCGGTTTTATGATATTTGGTCAATTGATAATAGTAATTCGAGATTTACTATTTTAATTAAACAATCAATAACGGGAGGAAACCACAATGTTTGGTAACAATGAAGTAGAAGAAAAAAACAAAATAGAAGAATTAGAAGAAAAAGTAGAAAAATTAGAAAATAGAATAGTAAAACTAGAAGAAGTTTTAAACGTCGAGCCAGAGGAAGAAGTAGAAGATGAGATGGACGACGATACAGAAGACGAAGAAGACGAATAAATATATTCGTTGGATCGCTTTTATAATTACAATCATAGGCACTTACACCCTTACAAATAATAACATTGAGTATCAATGGATAGGTTGGTTAATCTGTTCATTTTCAACTGCTATTTGGGTTTATTGTGCCTATGTTGAAGATGATCTACCTCGTACTCTAATGGAATTTATGTATATGGGACTATGTATTAAAGGAGTTATCTCTTGGTATGGCTAAAAAAAATAATCTTTATGCCAAAGTAGAACACGAAAGCCGAGCAAAGTTTAAAAAAACAAGTATAGGACGAAGACCTTCTCCTACCATGCAAAATAAATCAACAAGAAGGTCAACAAAAAAATATAGAGGACAAGGCAGATGAAGATAGCTTTATTTATGATTATGTGTTCGGCACTAGCCAACGAGTGTATGCCCCCTCATAAAATTGGACAATACGAAACAATGTATGAATGTCTTAATCAAGGTTACAAGGAAAGTTTAAAAAAATCTCAACAACTTGGTAAAGAACAAGTTAATGAACATGAAATTTATTTAAAATTTGTTTGTCTTCCTGAAAAAGCTGAAGGAACAAGTTTATGAGTAGAAACTATAAAGACGAATACAAAAAATTTCAAAGTTCTACAAAATCAAAAAAAGATAGAGCAGGTAGAAATAAAGCTAGAAGAAAATTAATGGCGACTGGTGCAGTCTCAAAAGGAGACGGAAAAGATGTCCACCATAGAGACAATAACCCACAAAATAGTTCAAGAAGTAATTTACAAGTTACTTCTAAAAAAAGAAATAGAGGAAAGTTGAGAGTGAACGCATAATGATTTGGAATGTATTAGGATTAGGAATTAAAACAGCAGCAAAATTATATTCAGATAAAAAAGCAACTGAAAGTGCATTATCTGAAGCACGACTTCTCCATGCAGAGAAAATGAAGCGTGGCGAGATTGAATTTTCGGGTAAAATTTTCGAACGTCAGAAGGGAGACTGGAAAGACGAATTCGTTCTAATCATTCTCTCCACGCCTATAATTTTATTAGCTTATTCGGTTTTTGCAGAAGATCCCGAAATAGAACAAAAATTAACTCTTTTTTTCGATAAATTAAACGAAATGCCGTACTGGTTGATCGGACTTTGGATTTCTGTTGTTGCAGCAATTTATGGAATTAAAGCAACCGATATTGTTAAAACTCATGGCAAAAAGTGAAATTAAATGTCCAACTTGTAAAGGGTCAGGTTTTTATAGAGTTGATTACGCTTTAACTAAAGAAGAAACACACGCAAGATGTGATGACTGTGAAGGTAAAGGTAAATTAGAAAACGAATTAATTAGACAACAAAGATTAAGTCATAGTCAGGATATATAAAATGAAAAAAATTAATTTAAATGAAAACACTTCAGTTGGTCTTCCGTTAAAAAATTTATTTAGTTTAATCGCAGCAATTGTAGTTGGAAGTTATTTTGCCTTCGGAGTGTTAGAAAGGTTAAATAATTTAGAGACTGCTGATATACTTTTTAAAGAAGACCTTTTAAAACGAGCAGAACAAGAACCAAAAAATCTTGAAATGTATATGTTAATAGAACATTTAGCAGGTCAAATAGAAAATATAGAAAAAGAAATTCAGGCGAGTAGATATAATTCTGTAAATATAGATCATTTAAAAGAACAAATTACAGCTATTACAAAACAAATAGATAAATTAAGGAACGGACACTAATGGTAGAAATAATTGCATTATTAATGTTTGTAGGTGTAGATCAAAAATTAATAGAAATGACTTATACTCCATCAATACAAAAATGTTTGGAGAAAAAAAGAATAAGCACTCGAAATAGTAATGCAACTTTTATTTGTTCCAAAGTGTTAGCTGAATTATCTGAAGACAACAAAATAATAAGAATTAAAAAATTAAAGTAGTTGCGTTGGAGAAAGGTAAATATGCCAAAAGGAAAAGGAACGTATGGAAGTCAAAGAGGAAGACCCTCTAAACCTTCTAAAGCGTCAAAACCAAAACCTTCTTATTCTAAAAAAGGTAAGAAGTAATGAGTAAAGGACTATACGCAAATATTCATGCAAAAAGAGCAAGAATAAAAGCAGGTAGTGGAGAAAAAATGCGATCTGCGGGTACAAAGGGAAGACCTACCGCAGCTCAATTTAAAAGAGCAGCTAAAACTGCAAAGAAAAAATAACATGAAAAAATGGATCAAAAAATTTTTAAAAAAAATGTCGGAATGGATATTCAAAGGTTATGATACGAAATAATAAACTTTCTGAATTACACGATAAATTGACAGATAAACTGTTAGAAAAAATTAATGATCCTGAAGTTAAGTCTAGTGATTTAAATGTTGCTAGACAATTTTTAAAGGATAATAACATAGATAACATTCCATTAGAGGATAGTCCTTTAAAAAAATTAGCAGATAAACTGCCATTTAAAGAGCAGGAACTAAAAGAGGTATATCACTCAAATAATGTCATCAAGGCAAAATAAAGGGGTTCTATGGACGAAATACACCCTATTTTAAGGGATTTTAGAAACTTTTTATTCATTACATGGAAGCACTTAAATCTTCCTGATCCAACGCCCGTACAATTCGATATGGCTAAATATATGCAAGATAGCCCTAGAAGATGTGTAATACAGGCATTTAGGGGTGTAGGAAAATCTTGGATATGTTCAGCTTTTGTGTGTTGGAAATTACTTAACAACCCCGACTTAAAGTTTCTTGTAGTTTCTGCTTCAAAGAATAGAGCAGATGATTTCTCTACATTTACTAAAAGATTAATAAATGAAATGGAGATACTTACACACCTTACCCCTAAAGAAAACCAAAGGGGTAGTAACGTCTCCTTTGATGTTGCTTTAGCCAAGCCGTCTCATGCACCTTCAGTTAAATCTGTTGGTATTACAGGACAGCTAACGGGCAGTAGAGCAGATTTCATTATAAGTGATGACTGCGAGTCATTAAACAACAGTTTAACTCAAAGTATGAGAGACAAACTATCGGAGTCTATCAAAGAGTTTGAAGCTGTATTATCTCCTAATGGAAAGATAATGTTTTTAGGTACTCCCCAATCCGAAATGAGTATCTACAATGAATTAGGTGTTAGAGGTTATGATACTAAAATATGGACTGCAAGAAGACCTGAACAAGATAAGTTACATAAGTATCAAAGCAAGTTAGCAGATTTTGTTATCTCTAATACAGAAAGATCAGGCGATCCCGTAGATCCCGAAAGATTTACGGATATAGATTTAAAAGAACGAGAAGCGTCTTATGGACGTTCAGGGTTCGCATTACAATTTATGTTAGATACAACTTTATCTGACAAAGAAAGATACCCACTAAAATTAAGTGATTTTATTGTAATGGATATTAACCCAAATATCGCACCAGTAAGTTTAGCTTGGGCAGGTTCACAAGAATACGCTTGTGAAGATTTACCAAGTGTAGGATTTACTGGAGACAAGTTTTATAAACCTATGTTCAAGAGTGAACAATTTGCAGATTACAAAGGTTCAGTAATGGCAATAGACCCTAGTGGTCGAGGTAAAGACGAGTTGGGAGTTGCCATAGTCAAACAACTAGGCGGTAACTTATATGTGCTTGTATGCACAGGGAAAAGTGGTGGGTATAGTAACGACAATTTAGAGTGGATAGCACGAGAAGCTAGAAACCATAATGTTAACCATATCATTATCGAAAGTAATTTCGGAGATGGTATGTTCACACAATTATTAAAACCAGTAGTGAATAGGTATTATCCAGTTAATATTGAAGAAGTAAATCACTCTAAACAAAAAGAGCTGCGTATAATAGATACGTTAGAACCTTTATTAAATCAACATAGGTTAGTAATTAGTCCCCAATTGATACGTCAGGACTTTGACACTACGGACGCTAATTATCAATTATTTCATCAGATTACTAGGATCACTAAAGATCGTGGTAGTTTAAGAAATGATGACCGATTAGACGTATTGTCAATTGCTTGTGCCTACTGGGTAGAGCAAATGGCGGTCGATACGGATAGACAAGAAAAAGACCACAGAGAAGAATTACTTAATAAAGAACTAGAAAACTTCATAGAAGGTGCTTTAGGCAATAGGGGTACTAAAGGAAACCTATGGTATAAAGTATAACCCTCTATAAGGGTATATAAGGGTTATTATAAGGGTATAACCCTTAATGGAACTACAAGATATACTATTACACATACAACTACTAATACTACATATAGAGATAGTATCGGAACAAATACTACCTGTTGTATAGAAGACACACTTTTACTGATTTTATGGCTTAAAACCCTTAAAAACTCTAGGGTGTTGTGTCGACAAATTAAGGGGTGTTAGGAATTGTGAGGAAATAATTTACCACAAAAATTTGAATGGGTATCTTGATTGCACAAC